CCACATCCTTTCTCTAAAGCATCTAAAAGTTTTAATCTATGTTCCTCAATTACATTCTCATACCATAAAAAGTGCATTACTTGTCTTATAGTTTCAATTTTATAACTTAAAAAATTAATCTTCCAAGTCATTTCTAAGTACATTTTAGCTTGTGGATTCTTGATTTTAACAAAAAAATCATCGTAAATAGCAGTAAAAACTTCTTCTAAGTCCTCATTTTCTTGTTCTGCAACCAAAAGAGTGTAATCTCTTATATTTAAAACCTCAAAGAACAGTTTTGCGGGTATGTTTTCTATCGAGTTATACTTTGCCATATTATTGTCCTAATTCTGTCTTAATTGCTTTAATAAAGCCTTTCTTAACGTATTTATCTATAAATTGATTAAAAACATCTTGGTTTAAATCAAAAATATCAGATTTGCTATTATTATACTTAGATTTTAGTAAATTTGACTTGCTATCTGTCGATAAAAAAGTATATCCTTTGCCTTTTGTAGTTAACTCAAAAGCTGCAATAAACCTTCCACTATAAATCAAATCTACAAATCCATCTGCTCTAGGATTTAGCAATTGCTTTTCTTGTCTGTACGCTTTCCAAGCGTAAGTTCTTCTTACACCATTGCTATAAATATCTCCTTGCTCGTACTCGTCTTTTTTAATAGCAATTAATCTTTCTTCGTTTTCAGCTATTTCTGCGTTTACGAGAATTTTTAACGTTTGTTCTTTTGCTACTCGGCTCAACCTCTGGCTCATTTCCTTTGCTGATATTCCCATCTTCTACAATTTTAGCAATTGATACTTTTTGTTTGTTATCTCTACAACTATAACAATATTCTTTTTTATTTGGATCTAATTTCTTTTTAAGAAAATCATTAATAACATCTTCATTTTTTTGAGTTGTAAATTTTAATATCCAAGCAAATTGTTCGTCTTTACTTAAATTACAAAATAATTCTGCATCTTTACCATTGATTTCTACATTAAAAATTCTCATAATCTACAATTTAATTATTAATTATACAAATATAAATAAAAAACACGCATAAATTTAATTATGCGTGTTTAAATAATAATCCTACAATTATACTACTTGAAAACTTTCAGTTGTTCCTCTATAAAATTTATTCCCCAATTTAGTACAAGGTATATTATAAATTGTGTCGTAAAGAGTTACAACCCAATTTTGACCAGCTACAATTGGTTCATTTGTATAAATAGTATATTCCTTATCAAAAACATCATAACTAATTGCCCCGTCAATAGTTTCTTGGCTTCCATTTAAAAATATTTTAAAATTAGATGCTGATAATCCAGTAATTGAAAATTGATCATTATGCAACCAATTTGCTCTAACTCTTAAAGTGCCATTAGTTGCAAATGATCTACCAGTAAGTTTTACATCAGTAATTCCAAACAATTCAGATGTTGGGTTAAAATCCAAATCTGTCAAAAGGTTTACATACTGATTGTATTCAAATGGATCAATAATTTGAAAAGTTAAAATAGTTGATGCAGAAGTTGTGCCATTGTTTTCAGTATATCCGTTAGTATTTAACATACCAGTTGACAAACCTTTAATTTCCGTTCCATCAACACTTTCAGCACATTTGATATACCCAGTTTCGTAAGTAATCAATGTATCGTATTGTTGGTAAGAATTGTAAGAATAAGCAATCTTTTGAAACGCTAATCCTTGTTTGTAAGTTGCAGTAAAAGTTGGTTTTCCTTGTCTTACTACTTCCATTAATCCCGATTGACTTTCTTGAGTAGTCGCATCTGGAGTTTCTGAAACCATTTCAAAACATCCAACCAAAGGAATAAAATTTCCTAATTGAATTTGATCTTGAACATAAGATTTGTCAAAAGTATCGTCTTCTTTATTTAAAGACCAACCTTTTGGAACTAGAATTACACCGTTTGGTAATCCTTCAATTGCTTGACACGCTTCTAAGCCGCTGCCTAATCTACTTGTGGTGCAATCTACACCTGTTATAATTGCCATAATTTCTTTTTTTTAATTACACGTTTGTACGTTAGTTATTTTAATTGTTGTTTCTAATAATATAGCATCCCACTTGTCAATAGTAAAATTTTCCTCTCCGTTTCCGTAATTTGGGAACTCGGTTATTGTATAACTATTTGTCCAAGTAACGCTACCGCTCATTCTAAAAATTTCTTCGATATTTTCTACCAAAGGGTAAAGTATATTCTTGTAACTCAGCATCCATCTTTGTTCGTTTGTCAAATCTACATTTGTATTTTGACAAGCTAGGACTAATGACAATTTAGTTTCACATTCTTGCTTTCCTTGAACACTTGAGTTCGATGTTTGATAAATTAAAGGGTAAATTGTTCTGGCTTCCTTTGAAAACAGCTCTAGTTGTCTTAATAAATGTTGCTTGTTTCCCCATTTGTAAATAGTCTTGTAACCATCTATTAAAGGCAAATTATCAAACAATCCATTCAAAAATTCTTCTACAACTATCATAAACCAAAGTAGTTTAAAGGAGTTTTGTTTCTAAAATAAGTAATATCATAAACATCATTGTTTCTGCTTAAATACTCATACAAAGTAACTTCGTTCCCTATATTTGTGTTGCCAAAACTAATAAATTCTCCGTTCCAATTATTTGAAACATCGCCATTATTATTCATTCCTCTACCTACATACATCATTACAAACTTGTTCCAAACTGAAACTTGTTTAACGCTAGGATCATTCGCAACTGAATTTTCTGCTTGTGGTATTTGCATACCAGTTGTAGAGTAAGTTTGAAAGTCCATACCTAAGTAATAAAAGAAAACGTAATAAGCTATTAGGCTAATCTTCTTTGTTCCTATGGTATATCTCAAACCTTTCCAATCATCTTTACCATCCACTAGGTCAACCCATTTCTGAACTGGATTTGCAATCCAATCTCCGTTTGGTTCAAATTGTGCATTTAACTCTTGTAGTTGCTCGTAACCAAGAATATCAAGTAACAATGATTGCTCAATACTTTCAATCTCTTGCGCTAACTGAACCGAAGCCGTAGGTAGTACACTACCAATGCTAGGTTGCGCTACTGCATTTGGAATATATAATTCCTTAGTCTGAAAGTATTGAGCATTTATTATCATTATTTCTCTATTACGGTTGAAGTCATTTCTGGAGTTTTCTCTTTTACTTTCACATCCTTAGCCAATTTTGCAACCCCCTTAGCGATTAACTTTTCAGCGTGAACTTTGTGTAGTAAATAAGTATTTCCATCTAGTTCAACTGCTTTGTAATCCGACACTTTATCGAATGTAGCAGTTCCTACAATTTTTGCTTCTTCTTCTTTGATACTAAAATTTGACATATATTAGAGTTTAAAAATTACGGTTTCAATAAAGCAGCTCTTACTGTTGCAAGGCTAAACGCCATCGCTCCAGGCAAGTTGTTTTTAGCCACTCTTAAGATAGAGTAAACTTCTCCAACTGCTGACTTCTGGTTTTTGATAAATTGGTCGTTGTAAGTACCAAAACGCAAGATAAATTCAGAGTGCATTTCACGGTAGATTGAACTATCCATTACAATTGCAGTACCTAAAGTAATTGCGTTTGAAGAAACAACTCTCATTCCGTTGATAGATCCATTTTGCATATAAGGCAATAATCTTGAATTACCCTCTGTATCCTGTGTGAACATTGTAGTTACAATATCACTTGGGTGCATAAGAACTAAATCAGCGTTAAAGTTCATTCCGTTGATTACAGATTGTGCAGCAATAACCGCAAGTCCGTTATCTGGAATAACCAAAGTGTCATCCATTACAGAAGTAGTGTAAGCAGTACCGTTTGAAACAATAGTTCCAATCAATCCGTTATTCCAAAATCTGATTACTTTTTCCTCAAACATCATAAGGATTTCGTTGTACAACAATTCGTTGTCAACTTCAAATTCCTCAGTCCACTCAATGTGAGCAGCATATTTCTTACGCAAAGTAAGTGTTCTTAAGAATGTATCAGATACTAATGGCTTAGTACCACCCTCAGCAACTAAAGCAACAGCTCCCTCAGCAGTAGCTTGCTCATTTTTGATGATTTGTTGTGGAACTCTTGCAACTTGTCTGTTAGAGATTACATCTAAGATGAAATTCTCTGGGTAACGAATTTTAGAAATTTCGCTTTCAAACTCGAAGTTTTCATTCAATGGCAATAATACACCTGTATCATTTGCAACAGCAGTTGAAGCTGTGTAAATAGCAGCGGCACGTTTTGCGTTGAAAGTAATCTCTAAGTCATTACCATTTCTAATAGCCTCACAAATATCTTTGTGTTGCTCTTTTACCATTTTACGAAGTTGGAATTTTTCCATATTAGACAATTGTCTAACATTGTTTTTCTCAACTTTCTCTAATCCCTCTGCAAGGTTACGCAATTGCTCTGCAACTGTAACTGTTTGTCCTTGCTCGTTTTTTTCTTGCGCTCCTAATACACTTCTTAACGCTTCTGTCAAAGATGCTGAATACGCTTCTTCTTGTTTTTTTGCTCTTTCGTTCATTTCGTTCTCAATAGCCGAAACAAACTTCAATTGGTTTTCATCCAATGTTGCGCCATTTTTTTCTAGCGCACTTCTTAAGTTTAATGATTCCATTTTTGTTTTTTTTTAAAATAGTGTTACTTTTCCTTTATCAACCTCTATAATCTTTTCTTCTATCTGAGTGTTCGTCACGGCTCTTGTCGCTAAAAGATTATGTAAATCCGTAATTTGATCTGGACTAAATTTGTCCAATACTGCTCTTTCTTGTAATTGGTTAAAACTTCTTAACTGTGCATTTTCATCACTAGAGAATGTTACAAGTGAAATCTCCCCTAACTTTATTTCTTTAAGAATATAAGCATCCATTGTAGCATCATATTCTGTTTTATCCCATATATAGTTAAAACCATAAGATAATTGTCTTAAAACACCTTGAGATACTTGATTAACCGCTTCGTCTGCATAACCTACACCCTCGATTATATCTCCCTCAAAATATAAACCATAATCATCTTCTTGTAATATTGTCGGTCTGCACAACGGCTCTGTCTGTCTATGTTGGTTTAAAACTAAAATTGGATTGCCACTTGTGCTACCAGCACCCCTTGCATTAAGACTATTTTGAGTTGCACCCTTTAATACAATCTCATTATAGTCATTCTTGCTTCCCCAAACAATAGCATACCCTTTTACCTTTCTGTCAGCAGTAATTTCTAACCTTGCTCTCTCAGCATCAAGACCAAGTGAAACTGGATTTTTAAACAAATCCCTTTGCGCCTTAAATTCTAATATTTTATTTTCCATTGTATCTCTCTTGTATTTTTAAATATGCTTCTGACATATCTATTCCGTTAGCCTTTAACTTATCTAAGTTATCAATCATTAAGCCATCTGCTTCAAAACCAGCCTTTTTATCCTCTTGCAATGCTTCAATACCACTAAAGTTAGGCTCAAAAGTCCACTCTGCTGGCAAATAATAAGCCTTGTTTAAACTTTTAGCCACATCATAAGCCGTTCCCTTAATTACATTCTGCCAAAAACTTTTCTCTGCAATCATTTGATTACTAAAAGTCGCATTGTCTTTCTTTGGTATCAATTCTTTATTAACCCCAAAAACACCAGCAATCTTAATAGCGTTCTCTAATGTTTCATCAAATGGCTCTAGCTCCTTAATCGTTCCTAATGTTTTAATAAACTGCAAAGGCACACTTGACATTCCAATAAAGTTCTTATCTCCAGTCAATCCATTTCTGTCTTGCAAATCTTTAAGCATCGTATCTCTAGTGATAGGATCAATAGCTTCTTGCAAACTAGCACCTCCTCCACCAACTGGAGCTTTTGCTAAAATACCAGCATTACCATTTTTAGCATAAACATTATACCTAGCTTGATAAACTGCCAATATGTTATTTATGTTTTTCTCACAAGCAAACAAAGGACTTCTACCCATTCCAGTTTGTGTAATACCTAATGCCGTATTATGCAATACATATCTCGGCTGTATCTGATGCTCATAAAAAAAGAACGTTTTGTAATACTCAACTATATCCCCAATGTTTTTCATTAAAAAAGGATTACTAATGCTCTTTTTTAATACTGGACTTGTTAAGTTAGGTCGTAACACCCAAATGTTACTAATATTGTCGTAAGTAGGATTAACAATGCTATCTGCGGTCTTTGTGTAAAAATAACTATTACCATCAGCCAACTTACTAAACACCTCTTGGTAAATCAAATCACTAAACTTATCCAAAGGATTAGGAGTATCTAACAACTTCTTTAAGTTCCCTTGTGGAGTTATTATCTCTTGAGTAGTTCTGTTTATAATATCATATTTGATATTAGCACATCTTTCAGCAATCGCATCAATTGGTATAAATATCTCAGCAATAGTATTTGCCAACTCGTAAGCTCTACTTTGGTCAAACTTAATTAACCTATCGCCATTAACGTTCTGTAAATATTGATTAAAATAACTCAGCCAAGCTCCATCATTCTGAACTTCTGCAAAACCTTGCGGAGAATTTTTCTTTTTACCAAATAATGACCACGCCATTTATTATAATATTTTGTGACAAATATATAAAATATTATTAACCAAATAACAAATTCTTATATTTTATCTTTAAGATGTTAGCGGCACTCGCTAAACTATCAATAGCATCCTTTTTATGCGTATTACTGCTCTCTCTATCGT